CAGAAGGATGCCTGCTGCTACGTTAAATAGGGTTTGAAAATCCACGTCATGCTGCTTTCTCCCCCTCGCCATCAACCGTGCCGGAATAATACTTCATATTGTTCTGCAAGCGAAGATCATTTGGCTCCATAGATGCAGCTATCTCACCCTGTTTGACCGCAATATCTCGCAGTCCAAGGTTATGAGCGGAGATAGCTGCCAGATCATGCAGGCCATACCCCCAAACGGTGGGGTCACAGGTATAGACCAAAGCCTTATCCTTGATCTTCAACCCACGCATAGCCGAGGCAAAACACTCTTCCCAACGATGCTGACGATACATAAGCATAGCCAGCTCGTACCACGGCTCACGGGTGTTAGGAGCCTCTCCAACGGCTTGGTAATACCACTTTTCAGCCTGCGCTGTGTCACCAGTCTCAGCGTATGACTTGCCCATAAGGCGCATAGCATAGCAGCGTTCGTTCTGATTGCTGGCAGCGTTCATGCCCAGATAGGTCGTGAGAGCCTTCTTGGCCTCATCCCAGCGCCGGTAGAACGTCAGCTCGCGAGCGTAGTAGAAGAAATGCTGCGGGTCTTTGTCGTCCTCTTTGACGGCGACCTCCAGTATTTCCATATACTGCCCACGGCTCTTAGTTGGGTCAGGGTGATGGCTGACAAGAAGGTGGTTGCACCAAGCAGTGACATGCTCAACGCGACCGTCAATCCGCAAGTCTTCATGACACGGATGATGCCAGTGGTAGCCGTGGCGGCTGTGAATCTTGCGGTAGGGGAACCGGAGATTGTGGCCCCAGTCAAAGTAATACCAGAGGTTCGTCGTCTTGCCCGGTATCCAGACTTCCTCGATCTTTTCTTTCCAGCCGGGCTCTAAAACCTCGTCCAAATCCAGACTGATGCAGATGTCAATATTCCGGGGAATAAGAGCAAGAGAAGCATTACGAGCGAGATCGAAACGCCAAGGGCTGATGTAAATATCGTGGACAACCGCCCCGCATTCGAAAGCAAGGTCAGCCGTTCTGTCAGTGCTTCCAGTATCCGCAATAAGGATATAATCAGCATCCTTAGCCGATTTGCAGAATCGTTCAACGAACTGCTCCTCGTTTTTACTGACCGCGTATACGCAATAGCTCAAGGCGATCTTGTGCTTGGAGTAAACGTATACCCCTATCTCGCCATCGACAATCGACCAAGTTGGCTTGCCAAAAGCCTCTTTGACTTCGGCATCCGACCAATCGTCTTTGACGTGGCGCTCATAGGGATTACCATCGTATTCGTCTTGCGGGTAATGGCCTATTGGTATGCTGATGATGACCGTATCCGCCCAAGATTTTGCCTTTTCAACAAGAGCCGTTGCCTCGGCTACCGTCATATGCTCAAGGACATCCCCAAGAAAGCACACGTCGAAATGCTCGTCGGTCGAGAACTCGCGGGCGTCCTGAAGGATAAAGTTTTGGTATAAAGCCTGTAGCCCGTACTTCTCTGCGTAAGGCTCCCAAATCTCAACGCCGGTAAAAGCTAACTTTGGGAACAGCTTTGCGTAAGTGCCTTCGCCGCAGCCTATATCCAGAGCGGTCTTTGGCTCCGGCAGCTTTGACATAACCCATTTGATGCTGGCTTTGCCAGATTGTGAACTTGTCGGCATAGCGCCCCCCTGATCGTGGCCTTTAACTTGATTTGCCTACGCCAAATTTATCGTGGCTGTTGAGGTTTCCCTATCTATGACAAGAACACCTTCACAAGCCAAGTTCCAATCACCATAAGCAAGCTCGTTATGACACGGGACGTTAACCTTAAAGTTTTTGAAAAGGTACTCTTTGCCATCTTGAAACACGCGCCACTTATGGTCGAGCGTCCCCCTGCCGGGCTCACCCGCTGATTTGTTGTAACGGATATGATACTTCATCAAATCACCTCTGCCGCTTCAGCAGGAGGATTTACAATGACGCCGAGATTGAAGTGAATAAACGTCATCGCTTCTTCAGAGCCGTTGCGGCTAAATGAATGCGGCAACCAAGCGTTTGTAAAAATCATCGTCCCCTCTTCGGGGGCAATATTGATTGAGTTGCTTGCGCCGCTGATCTGCTTCATGTCAAATTCAGGAAGGCTGGCTTGAACCTTTCCAGCGCGAGGGTCGTGGAAGATGGCCGCAGAACCGTTCTTTGGCGTCCTGATGAAGTAGAACCCGATAATTTGAGAACCATAGGGGTGAACGTGTTGGTCCATCCCTGAGTATTTGTAGTGATGCTGGCCCCACATTTCTGTGAAGGTAGTGCTAAATTTAGGCATATCATATCCTTGACTGCCAAGGATATTCCACGCCGTGCTGCCAATATATGAGCAGAAGTCCCCCAAGCGCTGGTCTTCAAGGAGACTGTCAGTCATATGAACAGGGTAAACTTCATTGGGCTGACCCTGTTCTGACTTGCGCTTCTCAATGTATTCATCGACGACGAGACGAACTGTATCTAAAAATTCCGGTTTCTTAACAGCATATATAGTCGTAGGAAAACAGTGTATTGGCTCAAGTTCGTCTGTCATAACCTTCCCCTCAAGGCTGACGAAGTTCTGCCTTCATCTTCTCTATGTGGGCAATTTCTTCGGGGGTAAAATCGCGGACAATCCACGAAAACACCCATTTACCATCACGCACAAACGGTTCAGGCGAACGAGAAACCGTCTGCGTCTTACCGTCATACGTTGGATCGGCATCAATTTCAACATAGCTGAGTCGATAGCCGTTTAATTTATATGCGTCCGTTTGAGGAAATATCTCCACAAAGTTAGAATAGTGCGTGTAGCCAAGGCCGGGATTATCCCTCATCAGTTCTTCAGCGCCGTAAGGGTACTCGACAAACTGATTTTCAATGGTTGTCTTGACGTATCCGGTCACGATTTATCCTCCAAGAAAATGGGAGCCTGACGAGTAAGAAGATCAAGGCGTTCACTTTTACCGGCCAGAGCCGTGAAAACCTGCTTAATGTGCGGGACGATCTTTGTCTCAAAATCGGGATGGCAGCGCATAGTGTTCAGGTGGTCGTGCGGGATATTGCCCTGCGATAGAATGAAGTTTTCCACACGGCCCTGCAATTCTCCGAGCCACTCATCCCGCTGATGGGCTTCGTTAGCCTCCAACATAGGCAGGTGGCCGTATTTACGTTGCGGCTCAAGTTCTGCCATCAGCTCATTGATGGTTTGCAATTCCATAATAGCGGCCTGATGATTGTTCTGCCACGTATCTTCAGCAGATCGGCACTCAATAATTGTAGCCTCGGCAACCATCTTCTCCCAAGGTTTCTTGTCCGGGTCAGCAATGACCGCTTCATTCTCCATTATTTTAGCTTCGCGTTTCATTTTCTGCGCTTTTGAATGCTCAACCTTCACTTCCATATCGATCTTCTGGCCGTACAACAATGCCCACGCCCCATCAGGCGTGTAGCAAGAGCCAGCCATAAAATAGCGAAGTTGAAAGTCTGAGTTATTTCGATGTGGCTTGCTGTTCATTTAGATATTTACCCCCGTAGTGCCGTTTGATGCAGCGGAACCGTTTAAAACTTGAGCGCTTGACGCGGTTGCGGACGCATTAATATCGCCTGAATAGGTATATTTGTTACGAGTAGTTGTGTTTGCACTCAGTGCAAATATGCCTATTGTGCTGTTCCCAGCAGCACCACCCCTACCATTGGACGAACTTGACGCAGTAGCTACTGCGTTAACATCACCAGAATAAGTATATTTGTTGCGAATTGTACCACTCCCTAGAGCAAATATGCCAACTGTGCTGTTCCCTGTTGCCGACCCGCAAGTGGGACCATTTGTACTTGCGGAAGTTGCTGAACCGCTTGTGCAACTTGAGTAAGTATATTTATTGCGATCTGCTGTACTTGTATTTGAGCAACAGCAAACAAAGCTAGCGAGAGCGAATATACCTACTGTGCTATTGCCAGCGGCTGAACCGAATCGTGAGGCTATGCTTGCCGCTGCTGCTGTCCCATTTGTGTCTGTCGAATATGTATATATGTTGCGAGTTGCTAAAGGTACGGAACAAGTATTAGCTCCCAAAGCAAATATTCCACGGGTACTATTTCCTGCCGCTGACCCTTGCCAGCTCCCAACGCTTGCTGAAGTTGCGGATGCTACAACGCACCCACTGTACGTATGTTTATCCCTCGTAGTTACGGAAACACAGGAGGTATTTCGACCTATCGCAAATATACCTCGCGTGCTGTTTCCAGCCGCAGAACCATATTGCCCACCAATAGTTGAGGATGTCGCTACAGCGTTTACATCCCCAGAATAAGTATATTTGTTCTTTATTGTCGAGTTTACGCCACAGCTTCTACCAATAGCAAATATAGCAAACGTACCCGGTGCCTGCCCTCCGGTAGCAGACGGCCATAGCCCCGCCTTTTGCCAAGTAAGCACTTGGTCAATTGTCCATATGCCGGGAGCAGTGCTGCACACGTATGGCCCGGAAGGAACAACGGGTGTCTTTGTAATTAAGCCGCCGGGGTACGTCCTGCTCACGGTGATACCTCAATCTCAGCTTGTGTAGCCTGACGTACAACCCACGAAAGGGTTTCCTCGTCCCAGCGATACTTGAGCCCATCATCCGGCCTCGGTGTCGGTGCAGACCAAACTAACGTAGCCTCATCCAATGTCCAAGAAGCATATGGAGGATTGGCCTTGTATAGCGCAATCTTCTCGGCCTTCTCGTCGTCCGTCATCGGGCGAACAGACCACACATCCTTGACGATGCCATCAACCCACTCATAGCGAACTTCCGCAACCTCAAAGATTTCTGGCGTTACGTTCTGCGGAATGCGCTCAAACTTTGCAAACTCCGGCGGCAGATTGTTTACGTCCACCTTTGGAAACGCCTGACGGAAGTTGTCGCCAAAGATCGGATGCTCAAATGGTTGTCCGTCACGGATTTGAATGTAGAGTTCCATTATGGTGCCCCTACGCATGTTGATGGAAATGATCTTGTGTTGCCGGGCCAAACAATGCGGACTGCGCCAACGCCGCCTAAGCCAGCGCTAGGGCAACTTGAGCTACTATATTTGCCCCCGCCGCCGCCGCCATATGCACCTCCTGTTGGGCGAGGGGCCGCCCCAGAGGTTGCTTGCGTCCCATTTGCGCCACCAGAGCCGCCCGCCCCACTTGATGCACCACTTGTCCCCTCTCCCAAAATTCCAACTCCACCGCCTCCCGTTGGATTTGACCCCCCGGTAGCTCCGCCAGCACCTCCTCCACCTGACCCGTTTGTTCTGTTAGCACCGTCTTGATCGGCCCCGCGCCCGCCGCTACCGGAATATCCAGCTCCGCCGCCCCCACCAGATGCCGCAATACCAGAGAAATGACTTCCTCCATCCCCACCTGTGTATCCAACAGTACAGGCTCCAGAGCCGCTTCCACCGCTGCCCCCGGCTGTGTTAGCCCTGCCACCGCCGCCGCCGCCATTTGCAATAATAGCGGCAGAGTTAAAACTAGAATTACCTCCGGCAAGACCTATTTGGCCCTGCCCAGTGGGAATAAAACCTCCAGCCCCTACTACGACCGGATACGATGCGCCCGGAGCGACAGGATAATTATTACGATAGCGCAACCCGCCGCCGCCGCCGCCGGCGCCGCCATACTCGCAACATCCAGCAGTACAGTTTCCGCCGCCAGCGCCACCTGCCCCAACAGCAACAACGCTAACGCTAGTTACAAATGCAGGCGCAACCCAAGTATATGTCCCTGCGGTTACGTAGGAATCCGATCCGGGGGCAGGGGGAGTTGTCCAATTTCCCGCAGCCGTTCCCTGCATCTGTTGCGTTAAACCCCAGACTCCAGAATATCTAGGCATCAGGCGTTTACTCCCGTTGTGCCGTTGGAGGCGGCAGACCCTTGGCTAGAAGCGGAACTAGCTACCCCACCATTTGCATTCACGTCACCCGAATAGGTGTATTTATTTCGTTGTGTGGCAGCAGTACAACAAGCAATGCCTAAAGCAAATATACCGACTGTCGCGTTACCCGCCGCCGAACCTTTTTGCGATGTGAGACTAGATGATGTTGCAGACCCGCTTGTGCAGCTCGCATATGTGTATTTATTACGGGTTTGTAACGCCCCGCTACAACAATTTAGGCCCAGAGCAAATATTCCAACCGTAGAATTTCCTGTAGCTGAACTAAAAGTAGTTGCCGCACTAGCTGCTGTAGCAGATGCGTTCACGTCCCCAGAATAAGTATACTTATTTCTGGTTGTAGATTGATTACCAGACGCCCTACCCAATGCAAATATACCAACCGTCGAATTTCCAGCGGCTGACCCTCTTCGGGAAGCAACACTTGCAGCAGTAGCAGATGCCACGACGCAACCCGAATATGTGTATTTATTCCGGGTTGTAGAGCAGGTACCGCTAACCGTACCTAAAGCAAATATTCCAACAGTGGAATTACCTGCGGCTGAACCATTTGCACTTGCAGCAGTCGCTGCTGTTGCAGACCCGCTTGTGCAGCTTGCATATGTGTATTTATTTCGCGTCGTGGATATACAAGGAGTAGTGCCAAGAGCAAAAATTCCAACGGCGGCGGTTCCTGCGGCTGAACCAAAACAACTTGCAGTGCTAGCTGCCGCGCCAGATGATACTACGCACCCTGAATATGTGTATTTATCACGGGTTGTTTTAGGACCGCTAGCATTTCCTAAAGCAAATATAGCAAACGTACCGGAGACAATTGGCGTCGCGCTATTGCTTGCCGCACTAAATGCAGATGGCCCAAAGACGTTAGTAGCGTTAACCTTAAACGTATACGCCGTGCAATTGGTCAGCCCTGTCACAGAAATCGGCGATGTTGCACCCGACCCGGCTTTAGACTCGGGGCAAGACACAGCCGTGAAGCTGCTAATAGCCCCTCCCCCGACGCAAGCCGGAGCCGTGAACGTCACGCAAGCCTGAGCATTTCCAGCCGTAGCCGTACCGATAGTTGGCGAATTAGCAACTTTCAGTGCGTTAAAGGCGTCTATAAAACTGCCTATATAGCGTCTGGACATGCTAATTCCTTACGACGAGATGACTTCGTAGCTGATCGTGTAGGTGATGCCAGATGCCGTACCGCTGGTCACGGAGATCGACGTGCCTTCCATCAGATAAATCTGCGTGGTCTTGTCCACAACGATCAATGATGCGTCAGCCGGTACGGATACTGTTGAGACAATCGGGAACGCCGTGCCACCTGACGGTGCCGAGCCTTGAGCCACCGCGCCATTGCTGTAGACCGATACCGTAGTGTCTACCGCAGCCGAGCCGTTGACGTTGGCTGCAACAATCTGATTGATCCTGAAGACCGTGCCAGAAGATGCCGCATTAGGCAGCAGGACAACGGCTGTCGTTACGCTGGGCGTCAGGTAAGTGGTTGTGCCGTAAATAGCTGCTACGGCGGCAATATTTGGGTTTGCCATCTACGTTCTCCTAGAGTCCAAAGAGTAGTGCGAATGCTATCGCAGTTGCGTTTGAAACACTACCAGTTGGGCCGGTAGGTCCGGTGTTTCCGGTCGGGCCGGTTGGACCCGCGACAGTAGAATTAGCTCCAGTCGGGCCAGTCGGACCTATATCACCTGTGGGGCCAGTAGGACCAGCTACAGTAGAAGCTGCTCCCGTAGCGCCCGTAGGACCAGTTGGACCTGTAGGACCAGCAACAGTTGACGCATCTCCGGTAGGACCAGTCGGACCCGTAGGACCAGTTGGGCCAGCAACGGTAGAGGCGTCTCCGGTCGGACCGGTAGGTCCGGTAGCTCCCGTAGCGCCAGTAGGACCAACAGCAGTAGACGTTGCTCCGGTGGGGCCAGTAGGGCCGGTATCACCGGTTGGACCTGTAGGACCAGAGACGGTAGAGGTTGGGCCGGTGGCTCCCGTAGCCCCCGTAGGACCAGTCGGTCCTGTGCCGCTGGGGCCAGTCGGGCCAAGGTCACCTGTAGGCCCGGTAGGTCCGGTGCTTCCCGTAGGTCCGGTGGGGCCAACAGGACCACCGCTAGGTCCGGTGGGGCCAGATGCTCCGCTTGCTCCAGTAGCTCCGGTCGGGCCGGTGGCGCCTATCTGCGTATACATCACCTGAGTGACGCTGGCATATGCAGACGGGATTTCCGGCACAGGCGAAGACGCAACTTCTGCTTGAAGAAAGATATTTGTGTCCGTTGTAGACCAGATAAGCTCGATGTAGTCCGCAGCTACAACGGTGACGACAAAGTTAGAAACCGCAATTGTTTCAGAATCCAAACCTTGAATAGCTATTTCATTGGCTGAATACGTCAGGTCAACGCCGTTCTGACGAACCCAGAAGTACACTAAGCCAGTTGATGCGCCGGTCTTGTCGATATGGGCTTTAAGCTGGACCCCAAATGTACCGGCATTTGCAAATGTAATGCGAGACGTACTTACGACAGATGTGCCGCTGGCTTCCTGCGTTGTGTTAAACGTGATCGGATATGCCGTATTAACAGCAACCGCATTCTGGTTCACGGTGCTGTAGAACGCGCCATAATTGCCCAGAATGCCGCCAGAACCTGTTGGCCCCTGCGTTCCGGTCGCCCCGGTCGGACCAGTTGGGCCCGTTCCGCTAGGACCAGTTGGCCCCGCAACGGTAGATGTTGCTCCAGTCGGCCCGGTGGCTCCAGTAGCACCCGTAGGGCCAGCTACTGTTGATGTTGCGCCAGTTGCCCCGGTAGCCCCGGTAGCTCCCGTTGCGCCCGTAGGCCCGGTTGGGCCGGAGACACCCGTAGGTCCGGCAACGCCGCTCGCGCCTGTGGGTCCGGTAGCCCCGGTAGGGCCAGCTACGCCCGCAGCTCCGGTAGGACCAGTTGGGCCAGTGCCCTGCAAATCCGCAATTTGCTGAGTTGTTGCACGGGTAGATACGCCTGCCTGTACAACCTCAATCTGCTCCGCGCCTGATAAAGCAATGGCAGCAGGGAGGTTTGGGATTTGGATATTTGTTGACACCTCAAACCCCCAGTTTCGGTTTAATTCGATTTGGACGCTTCATTGGGTCGTTCCATTGGCGTCTAGCGGCTTCCGATAATTTACCACGGGTCTCTTGGGTAACGGGATTATTTTTTCTACTCTCAACCAAACATTTATAGGCTTTTTCGCTTAAAGGACGACCTTTTTTTGAAATTGACAAAGCTCTCTTATGATCTTCGGAGAATGGTTTATGAGCATATTTTTTACCGGCATTGTTGGGCAGTTTCCCTAATTTCGCAGCTTGCATTTTCTTTTTAGTTTCTTCGCTATGTTTGCGCCCCAACATAGATTTAACGCCCGGACGGCCTTTAGCCTTATCCGACATTTTCTTCCTTGTTTCATCGGACATAGTGAGGCCCTTAACGCCATCACCACCGTCCGTCTTATTGCAAAGATCAGTCCTATCTCTCCAAAACGAAATGCGTTCAATTTCTAAAGAAAGAGCTTGTTTTTCACATAATCCTGTTGCAACAAGGCGGACCTCATACCCCGAACCAACCCTATCCAATTTATTAACAATGTTTGTCCAATGTATATTCCGACCACTACGCGCATATGCGCGGCGACCTTGGCCTTTCCCTACGTAAAAGCATTCATCGCGGTCTAACCGCCAATGCTCATAAACGTAGAAAGTTTGAATGTTGGTCGCCATTACAATGATCCCGTCTCTGGCACTTCGTCCATATTGTACGGCAAACCGGGGTCATTGCCACCAATATCGTCAGGGACAGTGATGCTAGTGCCCGGCTCTTGGTTCAAGCCATTTGGAGGTTCGCCGGTTTGTTGCGTAACGCGAACTTCGTCATTCTGCGTGATACGTGTATCGCCATTAATGACAGGTATGTTCGTCGTCGGATCGACCGTGTTTTGGCCCGAAGTCGCGCGGGTATTGGTCTCTGCCGTAGCAAAATCTTGAAGACGAGGGTTCATGATCGGCATCGGATCAGCAGGAACTATAATAGCCCTCAACTGCTGTTGCGGCGTATCATTGCAAGTGTTGCACACAAGAAGACGCTTGTTTATGAGCGAAGCGCCGGCCCAATCAAACTGCCATGAAAGATTGACATGGTTGTACCGAAAGCCGCAGCGGTCACATATCGCATGTGCCTGCGGATTCCGCGAACTTGTCCTTGCCCTTCCAGATTGAGAAGCGTAACCCATACACCCCTCCTATCTGAAGTAGCCACTAATCATGGGCGAAATATACTGCTGAGCCGTCTCGACGTTCTGGTCGGC